ATATCATTTTTATATGCATATTTCTTATCATTTGTAAGACTCATATTTTTTACAAACCATTTAGCAGCTTCAGACACATAAACATCTCTATATCCCAATCCGCAATCTCTCAGCTCCTCTATTGATACGGTGCTAAGTCTTTCTGCTGTAGGAAAAGCATATTCATTTATAGGTTTATCAGTAAAACCTTCACCAGAAATCGGATTCCCATATCTATAACATAAAGTTTCAACACATTTTTTAATATTAGGAATACTTTTTCTTTGTGAGATAATAAAGGTTATAAGCATTTCCCATAAATCCTGTTTCAAAATTCGGATACCACTACCATATTGAATTGCAGCAGACAAAAATTCATCTGACTTTGCATCCTCTTTTATTTTTGAATAATCAGTACCTATATCAAAATACTCTTTCCAAATCTCCTCATACTCTTCTTTATCACACGAAAAAATGACAGTGTTTAGATGTTGTGATACTTCAACATATCGCCCAAAAGCTACTATTGAGTATGCTCCTTGACCAATATAATTCATTCTAAAACACTGTCCTGATTCTGCGATTTGACCCAAATCCATATCTTTTACTTCAATAGAATACATAATAATCACCTCCTTATTTTGATGTATAACCTTAATAGTATGGTAAGAAAACAAACACCTTTCGTGTTTTGCCTATATCTTACCATACTATTATATAGATGTCAAGTAGTTTTATGTAGTTTTAAATCCAAGGTAATTCTTCTGTATCTCCCTCTGTACCGTCTATCTCTGGTTTTTTCTTTTCACTTTTTTCTAATGCCATATATTCTTCTTTTGGCATTGTAAGCAACAACTCTTGCATATGAGTATGTCTTGTTAAATTTGCTTTCTTTTTGACTGCCTGATTGATGCTATTTAAAGCCCCTAAATGATAACAACCTTCTTTCATTCGTGTTAATCCCACATAGAGCAAATTACTATTTAGCATATAAATATGGCTCTGAGGTGTACATAAAATCACGATTTTAATGGACGAACCCTGACTCTTATGGATTGTAATTGAGTATCCCAGACTTATCATCTGCATATCTGCACGATAATATTTTACGAATACACCATCAAATTCAATGATACAGTAGGATTTATAAATTTCTCTTACAATACCAGTTTCGCCATTGGCAATAAAAGCAGTTGGTACATCTTCTGAAGCAGAATACATATCCTTTTCCCATTCGCTAAGATGTTGTAAATCAAGTTCTGCTTTATAGTTGTTGACTTTCTGAATTACCAAATCGCCTTCAAAGTAAGTAGTGTCACCAACTTTCATAAACACTTCGCTTCCATAATTCGGATTTGCTACTTTCTGAATCATATTATTAAGAACTATAGTACCGCAATCACCTACATTTTTTGCAGTCAACACCTGTATATCATCAATACTATATCCTTTTTCTAAAAGCTTTTTATACAACCCTACAACATTTTGGGGAATAACTTCAGATGGAAGGTCAACAAATGTATAGTCTTTGTTATCTCCAAAAGTAGTCATTTTAGACTTCATAGAACTTGTTAAATATGGCTCACAAAATCTAACATCTGTAGCCACTTTCATCAAGCCCCCTTCACCATATCTAAATACCTTTGTTAATGTGGTTGTTGGAATTAATTTAGTTTCCATAAAGTCATGCAGTAAATTACCACATGATACTGAAGGCAACTGAGCATTATCACCAATAAGTAATAATTTGGTAGTGTTAAAATCAACCGCATCAATTACTCTTTTGAATAACTGAATGTCCACCATTGAAAACTCATCAATAATTACAATATCGCACATAATCTTATGTTCCTGATTATATCCCCATCCCATTGGAGTATAACCTAAACCTCTATGAATTGTAGTGGCATTTTCTTTTGTATAATCCGCAAGTACCTTTGCAGCCTTTCCTGTTGGGGAAAAGAGCCTAAATGTCTTATGATGGTCTTTAAGCATATTTATTACTGCCTGTGTACTAAAACTCTTACCAGTACCACCAGCACCATTTAAAATGCTGATTGGGTATTTACATACATTTGCGACAGCCCCCATCTGCTCATCAGAAAGTGTTGAACCATTAACTGTTCTATATTTTTCAATATCACAATCCCACTCATCTTTCTTTGTATGCAACACATATAATATTGTCTGAGCAATCTTATGTTCAAGATTATATGTTCTACTTAAAGCCACATCCATTGTATCTTTGTTATAATGAATTTCATCTGCTTTTACCGCAGTTACAAAATGATTGGCACAAGCTGGTACTAATTTCATCATTTCAGCTCTTAAATCTGCCAGATTCATTTTTGTATGACCATTATTCTCATTCTCTTCCAACATATAAAGTAAGCATGACAAGCATCGTTCTGGACTGGTTCTAAGGTCACTCTTAAATTCTATAATAGGCTTTTTGCCTTTTTCAATATTGGCTTTTGATGCCTTTTCCATATCCAATAAAATACCATCTGCTGTTTTAAATCCAACACCAGCTAACCCACACAAACATTTGTATGGGTCTTGTGCCAATTTTTCTTTCAACTTTTCGATAGAAGTATATTTTGCATAAATCTTTTTAATCATTGAAAGGTTGAGAAATCCCTGAAATTCAACAACCAAATCTGCCAAGCAAAAGTTCTCTATGATTTTTCTTTTGATTACTCCAAATGTATATTCTTTAATACCTTTAAGTTTATTAAAATCAATATCGTCTAAACGATTTTCTTTTACTCTCTGAACAATATCAGGATAATTCTCATAAAGAACTTTTGCCTGATTTGGTGTTAAAATCTCACTAAGAAAAAGGTACATATCCTCTTCAGTAGTTGGAACATCTCTTTTAATATTCAACACCTTGTAACTCATTCCATATTTGCCTAGCTGCTCAACAGCACTAATTTCATAAGTAACTCCTACAGTTAATTCATGCAGTTCTCCAAGTATCGTCACATTATTGTACTTATTCTTCTTTATGTCTGGATACTTTTTACTATCCACATCTAACGCAAAAATACGAAAATCAGGGGTATCATAAGTACATCTAACTACTTTTCCAGAGAACTTATATTCTTTTTCTTCTTTACTCATTTACATATTTCCCTTCTTGGTGTATAACCTTAATTATTATTGCTTTTTAATTACTTCGTACTCTTCAAGAATTGGCTCTTGTTCATCTGTACTTGTCCACTGTCCGTTAATCAATTTCTTTTTAAAATCCATTGTGAATCCTTCTATTTTCAAAATTGAAAACTCTCCAAATGGTTGTTGTTTGTATATTTTACTTTGTTTGATTCTGGTTTTTGTTTCTTCACCTGTTTTTATATTACGCAAAGTCATATATGGTTTGGTTTCATCTTTATATGTCTTATAATCCACTACAATATAGTAGTAATCTGCCATTTTAGGATTTACATATGTAACATACTCCAAATACTCTTTTTCAAATCGCACCTGTTCCATAATTGACATTGATTCATCGGCAATTCTATTTGCCATTTCATTCAATAGACCTACATTATCAATCTGACTATACTGTTTTGCAGTTTCTTTTCCAGCATATTTTTTCACAAGATATTCTGTTAAACCATATTCAGCATAGCTTTCCAACTTATCTTTTTTGATTTGACTGCACGTTCTTAATGATGGCAAAATAGTTTTAGGACTCTTTGCTCCTTCTGGTTTCATTTTAATACCATTATAGAGTTTGATAATCTGTAATAGTTTTTTATTCTTACCAAATTCAGAAAAGAAGTCTAAGCCTGTTAGAATATTTAACTGTCTATTATTGACAGAAGTTTTCACAATATCATCTAACAAATCAATAAATGACGTATATTTCTTTTGTTTAGAAACCTCTAACAATTCCTTTGCAATAATGGAATTACAATATTTTATAGATGCAATACCTTTATAAATAGAATTTGTTTCCCTTTCAATGGCATACTCATCCATAGATTTACCGAACTGGATAGGTTTAATTTTAATATCATTCATTCTTGCCAATTCAACACCATAATTGGTATCGTCTTTGTTCTCAGCCCTGTTGAGATAAGCAGCAACAAATTCTATCGTATGGTAAGTTCTTAACCACACACATTCATATCCATTCATAGAATAAGCAGTAGAATGATTATATCCAAACTGATACTCAGATGAATCCTGTACAATCTGTACGAATTGTTTTGCTTCTTCTTCAGCTTTTGCTCTTGGTTGTGATGAATGACCACAATATCCTTCCAGAATCTTAGGGAGCTGCTGTTTTAACAACTCTTTGTCCTTTTTACCAATAGCTCTTCGTGTAGTATCTGCTGCCGAACCAGTAAAACCACAAATATCCGTCAAGAATTTAATGGTATCTTCCTGAAAGATAAGATAACCATTATTGCTTGCAAGTAAATCATCAATTTCCTTAGAAGGATTATCATTATGCTCTCCAGCAATCATTCTATCCCTATATGATTTTCCTGAAGGTCTAAGAGCTGCATTAACCATACTCATATGGTTGATAGTGTTTGGCTTAAAATCTTTTAACAATGAGAAAGCATAGTCACCCTCAAACTGGAATACTCCCTGTTGAGCTGTAATCATATTATGCCATACCTTTGGGTCATTCCAATTCAATTCATATGATTTTGGATATGGAATACCAGCATACTTACAAGCATCTTTGATAATACCTACTGTTTTTAATCCAAGAATATCAAACTTGACATAGTTCAATGAATCTACTGCCTTCATTGCACAAATGGAAACAGGCATTTCTGAATCTCCATCCTTATAGAAAAGTCCAATATTATCTGCCAAAGTAATCGGAGAACCAATAATACCACTTGGATGAGTACCTTTTGCAACAATGGTATCTTTCAGACCATTCAAGTAATAGAACAAATCCTGATTCTCTGCAATTAATTTATCATATGATTTTTTGATAGCATCAAGTTGTTTTCTCTGTTTTTCTTGTGCGATATGAAGCATATATACTTTATGATTATCAAATGAGATAGAACCTGTTTCTGTTTCTCCATTTTCTACAAGTTCTTCAGTGTTTACCTCTTCCTGTACAATTTTGGAATATCTTGAAAAGTATTCATCAAATTTATTTTTGATTTCCATTACTTTGTCAAGGTCTTTATATCCTAAACCACCAGCCAGTACATCAATACATCCTCTATCCTGTAAAGTTGAAAATGCAGCAATGTAAGCTGTTTTCTCAGGAGTAAATCGTCTGATAATATATGCATAAACTTTTTCTCTATCTTCACCAGCAAAGTCTACATCAATATCGCCAAGAGAAATTCTATCTTCATTACAGAATCGTGAAAATACTGTATTCCATACCATAGGGTCTACATCGGTAATATTGGTAATAAAAGCAATCATACTACCACATACAGAACCTCTTCCTGTACCACAAGGAATATCATTATCTTTAGCCCATGAAATCAGTTCTGACATAAACATCATAAACGACTCCATACCAAGCTTACACATAACCTTAAATTCCTCAATAATCTTTTTCTTGTACTCTTCAATTATTTCTGTATCAGTATGTGTGTTCGCCCATTCAAGGTTTGCTTTATAATTCTCATAAATTTCTCTTTCGGACTCATCTGTAGGTGTAGTTGGATGTTCTACAAAATACTCATTACATTCTCTTAATATTTTGGAAGGTAATTTCAACTTTCCATTTCTACACTTTTCATCAAAGTTAGTATAAATCAACTGTTTCCACTGTTCCCTTACATTATCACCATATAATGTAGGATACTTGAACGCTTTATCCAAAGTGAACTCTTCTACCATATCTGCAAGTACATTGGTATTTCTAATAGCTTCCATATATACTTCTTCTGGCAAACAATTTTGAGCTTTAAATGCAGCAATCAGTTCTTCGTATGTTTTCCAAGTTAAATCAAACTCATCCTCTTCACCATAAAAGCTATCTTTGTATTTCTGCAAAATCTTTCTACACTCTGCTTTATATGGGCTAGATGAATGTGTGTCTGTACCAGCGATAAGTGGAATACCTGTTTTCTTACTATAGAAATACATTTTTTTATTGTAAATCTTTTGGTTTTCACAATTATGATACTGTATCTCTAAGAAACATCTATGCTTATTTTTTACCATCCATTTAACTAATGTTTGGAAAGCTTCTTTTCTTTCAGTGGTATCCCATTTATTTAATGGTGATGCTAAACAGGCAGAGGTAATAATAACATTATCACTTGTACCCATAAGCTCTTCCAGAGAAATTCTTGGATTGTGATACATATGTCTATCGCTTTTATCTTCAAGTTTACCTTTTAAAGTAGATACTGAAAGTAATTTATTGATTTCAAGAACCCCATCCCAGTTCCTTGCATATAGTCCAATATGACCACCTCTATCATCGTCCTGTAATTCAGTACACAAATACATTTCAACACCATGAATATATTTAATGCCAGCTTTATCACATTCCTGTTTCTTCTTTATCCAATCATAACAATTTCCATGTTCTGAGAAAGCCAATGCCTTCATATTTTGTTTCTTTGCAAGCTTAATATACTCTTTAAACTTAGAACAAGAATCTGCATATCCATTTGCATTAGAATAATCACTGTGTAGATGATAAACTGTGTAATTGTCATAGTTGAGAACATTGTATGGAATTGTTTTTTGTGTTGCATTGTCCATTATGTTTCCTCCACTCAAAATGCACATAAAATTTGGTTTTTATGGGGAAATGAGAACCTTAATTTAAAGCTTTTTACATCTCCCCATTTTGCATCAAATATTATCAAGCCATGATAAATCCACGTTTTCAGTGTCTTTATGATGTATAACCTTATTAGTTTGTGCTACTGGACTACTTTCTACGGTAGAACTACCAACACCAGAAAATACATCTCCGTCTTTAGCTTTTTCTGTTCTTTCAAGATATGCTTTATATGGTAAATGTAAATTTGGAGAATAGCCACAAAGCGTAGAAAAATAATAACTCTGAGCTTCAACAGATTCATCTGTATCCCAAAATGCTTTATCGCTATGAGTCTCTTCATAATCCTTTTCTCTTAATTCAATATCATTAATAGTGGAAATAATAGTTTCTTTCCATCTATTGATAAGTTCGTCTGTCAGTGGTACATATACATAACAATCAGAAATAATATATTTCTCCTGTACTTCTTTCGGCAAACATTCAATATCATTTGTATCTAAAAGCTGTTTAAGATAATCGTCTACTTGGTCAGTATATCCTAATTTCTTTAACCACATCTTTGCATTTGTCTGAAGGCTTTCACCAATTTTACATCTCTCAACCTCTCTGGTTTTTACTGCACCATTCGCCTGTTCATATTGAATAGAAACATATTTAAGGAAATTCCAGCAAATATGAATCTTATCCATTGGAACTCCCTGTTGATTTAAACCAATTGCATATACAACTAACTGACCGCACTCATTCTCAGCCTTTTTGCCTTTATATATGCTGCTTGTTTTCCAATCCAAAATATTGAAATTTCCTTCATCATCCTTAAAGCAAACATCAATATATCCCTGAAATAAATTATCACCGATTTTGGCTTTCACAAATTGTTCAATAACAGGTTTATATTTTAATGGAGTATGATTCATAAAGAAATGTTTCAGATTTTCATAATACTTCTGAGAAATCTTATCATTTTTTTCAGGTGAATTTCTATCGAATTTCATTTCCGCAATATTAAATGCGGTAACCCAACCATCTTCAAAATCGTCTATCATTTGCTCATATGGTAATTTGCCAGTATATCTTCTTTCCATAATATCATGTGCAATACCACCTGTTGTTGTATAAATACAGTCAGTTCTATCTTCTTTTTTATGAAGAATATACTTCAAAAAATACTCATATGGACTTGTATGAAAGCAATTCCATTTTGACCAAGACCATATTCTACTGACTCCCTCATTTTTCATAAGAGTTTGCAGTTCTTCACTTGTTAATCTTGCCATATGTACCTCCTACTTTTGCAAACTTTTAAGGTATTTTCTATGATGCTCCGCATCATATTTAACCTTATATTTCATCAGAAAATCGTATATTTTATTCTTAGCATCTGCTGGACTATCTTTTTCTTTCAATAAATCCCATTTGTCTTGAATGTAATATACGTTTCTCTTGTTATAAAATTTCTCACATATATCCCAAACTTCTTCAATCGGCACATCTTTGTCTAATGCGATTACAATATCAACATTTAAACCAATTAAAATAGCTGCCTGTTCCTCTGACATTGTATGTCCACTTAAAGCAACCAATGTTGAATCATTTAAGCTATCTCTTTTCAATACAGATTTCTCAGCTTCAACAACTGTAACCTGTTTTGCTTTTTGAATTGAATCATAATTTTCATATAATCCAAACAGATTTAAGCTTTTTTGATATGATGGAGTAATGAAGAATTTTTTTATTCCCAACTCTTCATAATTTTCTACAGTTGTTCTACTGTTGATACCAAGTAGTTCCCCTGTAATCCAATATCTCATTGGAATAATTACCCTTTTTCGTTTATATGAATATGCCAATCCAAACTTTTTCGCTGTCCAAGGCATTACACCCTCTCTTAGCCATCCTATATATAAAAGTGGAATATAATCATTTAACAAATCTTCGTCTATTGTCTGAATATTTGATACGTCTACTCGCTTTCTACTTCTGTGTTTTGCTAAAAAACTTAATGCAACATTTTGTTCGGAAACTTTTTGAGTTTTTATAGGTTTGGAATATTTGAAATCCAAACCAAGTATCTTATGCAAATATTTAACAGCTTCCAAAAAAGAAATGTTTTTATTATATTCCACTAATGTAATAATATCGGAGTTATCATCAAACTCTTTTTGTCTTGTCCAGTTGACAACATTTAGATATTGATTATTTTTTACATTTACAGCACCTACATTATCTCCATTATAGTTTGAACACGAATAAAACTCTTTATTATCATGATATTTGATGTTTTTACATCCAATCTCATCTAATACAAATTCAATTTTCTGATTATCATAGATATATTTTTTCAATGAAATAGTATCCATTACACACCTCCGTATTAGAATCCATCGGGTGAAATATTCGTAATACCAACCTCATTGATAATATTCCTTGATTTATCATGTTCTGCAACTATCTGAAATTGGTTTGCTGCTCCTTCCTGATTCTTTACAATAAAAAATACTTGGTATCGTTTATTTTTATCCAGTTTGACAGGTATTTTAGATTTCCCATTTTTACCTTCCAATCTGTAAACTTTTAACGCTCTCTTTTCATCTGTATATTCATCTTCAAAAACATC